AGTACATCGGGGGTTTTGTACCCGGTGAAAACGTGGTGGTGGCAGGTCGGCCCGGTATGGGTAAAACAGCATTCGCAGTCAGCATCGGGATTGCTCATGCAAAGCTGGGGGGAAGGGTTATAATGTTTAGTATGGAGATGAGTAAAGAACAACTCGCAGACCGCATACTTTCATCCCTTGGCCGGGTGGACAACCTGAAAGTGAGAAACGCTGATGTGAATGAATTTGAACTTGAAAACATCGCACGTGAATTACTGCTGATTGATTACAAATTTCAAATCGAAGACAGCACAATGCTTGACATTGCCCAAATAAAAACCCGAATTAAGACCATGAAGGTAAAGCCAACGCTGGTAATCATTGACTATATGCAGTTGGTCAAAAGCACAGGCGGTAAAAACCGGGAGCAGGAAATAGCCAACATATCCCGGCAATGCAAACTTATTGCCAAAGAATGCGGATGCACCGTGATGCCATTGTCTCAACTTAACAGGGGAACAGAGGAAGGCAATAGCCGCCCAAAATTGGCAAACCTACGAGAGTCCGGTGCAATAGAACAGGATGCAGACACGGTGTTATTCCCATACCGGCCCGATTACTACGAAGCCCAAAAGAATGGCGGCAACCCTCCTGAACTTGAAGATGCTGAACTCATTATTAGCAAGTGCAGAAATGGCATGACCGGAACGCTGCAATGCAATTTTATTGGAAAAACAGTTGAATACATTTTTTAATTAAATATAAATAACTATATTTGCACCATGAGACACGGCAGTTTGTTTTCAGGCATCGGTGGGTTTGATCTCGCTGCCGAATGGATGGGATGGGAGAATGTATTTCATTGCGAGTGGATGGAGTTTCCACGAAAGGTATTGGAATACTATTGGCCGGAAGCAGACAGCCACATTGATATATGCAAAACTGATTTCAAAAAATATGAAGGAACAATTGATGTTATTTCCGGTGGCTTTCCATGTCAGCCATTTTCACTCGCAGGAAAGCGAAAAGGAACAGATGATGAACGCTACTTGTGGGGCGAAATGCTACGAGCAATACAAGAAATTAAGCCCACATGGGTCATTGCAGAAAATGTCTTTGGTATCACAAATATTGATGGCGGACTGGTTTTCGAGCAGGTGTGCCTTGACTTGGAAGCTGAAGGGTACGAAGTTCAACCGTTTGTTATTCCAGCTTGTGCCAAAAACGCACCGCACCGAAGGGATAGATGCTGGTTTGTTGCCTACTCCAACCGTGATGGATCAAACCAATGCAACGGCAACGATGAAGTCAACGCAAGTAAAGGAAGGCAGTATGCACTCGGTTACGTTAAATCGATACCTTCAAACTTCCAAAACTTCCCAACTCAATCCCCGATTTGTGGCGGAGATGATGGGCTTCCCGCCGAACTGGACGGAATTACCTTTTCAAAGTGGAGAAACGAAAGCATCAAAGGATATGGTAATGCCATAGTACCACAAATAGCATACGAACTTTTTAAAATAATAGAACATGAGAATAAAAATCAAAGCACCACAGCACAACAGCCGGACAACATTTCGCCAAAGTGAAATCGACAGAATGAAAGAAGTAATCAGACACCAGCAAATCCGCATCAGGGAATTGGAAACCGTGCTGAAAGTACAGGACATTGACAAGGATGATGAGCATATCAAGGCCACACACCTTGCAATCAGGTCGGTATTTCCGTACTATCAGCCCGAATTTATCAAGGTGAAAGCCCGTAAACGTGAGGTGTTGGAATTGCGGCAGATATTCATTTGGATTTTGCGGCATAAAACCTCGTTATCGTTGAAGAAAATCGGTCAATTATGCGGTGGCCGTGACCATAGCACCGTGATACACAGCGTTGAAACGGTGGACAACCTGATGACTTTTGATAAATCATTTGCCCGTAAGGTGGAAGCGGTGAAAAATGCTTATCAAACATTTGCAGAACAGATTTAATTTACTATATTTGCACCATGTTAATACTCGATATATGTTTAAGTGACCTGCCCAGTGAGGCAATCACTACCGGAAAGAACGGCAAGAAGTACATCAAGCTCGTATGTGCTGAACGTAAAGCCGAAGGAAAGTTCGGAGAAACCCATTACATTGCCCTGTCGCAAAGCAAAGAAGAACGGGATGCGAAGAAACCTGCAACGTATGTTGGGGGTGCTAAAAATGTAAGTTACAAAAATGTAACATCCGAGCCGAAAGTAAGTGCAACCGATGACCTACCATTTTGATGCAGAACAAAATCATTGAAACCTGCGACCAAATCTGCTCAATGTTGGTGGAAAAGAATGTCAAGTATGGAAACTCCGCACTAGATCCGGTGCGAGTTTTCAGCAAGGCATCCACCACAGAGCAGCTTCTTGTCCGCATTGATGACAAGTTGAGCCGCATCAAAACAACCGGGATGGAAGCACCTGATGAAGACACACTCAATGACCTTATCGGGTATCTTATCCTGCTGAAAATTGCAACCAAAAATGAAAACAACACAGAAGATAAAAATACTTATGAAGTTGATAAGTTAATGACCGAATTTGCAAATCACATAATAAACAAAAAAAATGACACACGAAGATAAACGCAAACACTTTATTGCACACGCACGTAAAGGAATGAAAATGCAGGTGGTCGATGCCTGTAAAGGTGTGGCAAGTTATGCCACCGTGATAAAAGCCCTGAACAGCCCCAGCAAGTACAAAAGCAAAAAGGAGCAGCAGGTAATTGACACGGCTTTTGCGTTGCTATGACAACGGAAGACCGGGGATATAAAACGGTTGTGTATTGGAAAGACCAGATGATGTCTTTTGAACCAGTGCCTGATGAGGAACTTGAAAAAACCCTGAAAAAATATCGGAAGAAAGGATTTAATGCTGAACCGATATCGGATGACCTGATAAAAAAAATTGCAGAAAGTTTGAAAATATAAAAATCTATACTATATTTGCATCATGGAAACACAAATAAAAGTCACACACACAGGCAGCTATTCTGCCAAGTTCGAACACGATGATGTCATCTACAACATTGATTGGGAAGATGACAGCAACACCATTTATTTCATTCAGGAATTTGCACCCGGTCAAGATGGCCGCAAATGCGTGAGCATCCCGGCTGAAATTCTGCCGACACTCATCCGTATTTTCGGCACAATCCACACCGAAAATTTAAAATAACAAGGCAAAAACTAAACTAACACTTTAAAATTCCAAGGACATGAATGAAATTTTAACCGCACCTATTCAGCCAAACGAAATCGAATGGCGAGTGCAATCAGTCACCAGCACAGGCAAAATGATTGTCGTGCCGTACATCAACAATCGCTGTGTAATGCAACGCTTTGACGCTGCCTTCGGGCCGACAAATTGGACTTCCGAGTTCAGGGAGATAGGCAATGGCTTTATTTGCCGCCTTACTGTGAACGTAGATGGTCAAACAATATACCGGGAAGATGGTGCATCCAAGACAAACATCGAACCTGAAAAGGGCGGTATCTCGGATGCAATGAAAAGGGCTGCGGTGCAGTTTGGTTTGGGCCGCTGCCTGTATGATTACCCAAAAGTATTCATTGAATGCAACGACAAGTATATCCCGGACTGGGCGCAGGACAAACTGACCAAGCTGGTTGAGTGGGTAAATCTCGGTAACTTCAAGGAAGTAATAATTTTGAAGCCATGATGGGCATCGTGAATTTATTATTTGATGTTGAGGAAGGCAACGCATCCGCTTTGGATGCGTTCTGCCACCTCACCCGCATTGAAAAGCAAATCAAAGCCGCCAAAGAGCAGATACAATCCCAAGCCATAAACGAAGCGCAGTTGCACGGCAAGACCTTTCAGCACATGGGCTTTGAAATCCAATGCCGTTCCGGTGCAGGTCGCTGGAAGTTTGACCACATTGATGAATGGGCATCTGCTAAAATGAAGATGAACACCATTGAAGACCTTGCTAAATGGGCATACAAGTCGGAAGAAAAAGGAGTGATGCCCGTTACCGATGGCGGAGAGATTATTACGGCTGCTATCTATGTGGCAGGAAGTGATACCATTGCATTAAAGGAGATTGGTCATGCTGAATAAACGTGAAATCCCGAAGTCAATAGAACAATGGCTGCCACCATGCGAGGATGAAATCATTGAAGCACAGCCATACAACTATGCTGATATGCCTGATGATATCCCCAGCGTAGATGATTGGTTCAAAATCAGGGTATGGCAGGATGAATTGAACGGGGTTGCCTTAACCGGATAATCACATCAAAATGTGGATTACGCATAAAAAACAACCTTCTATTATTGGAGTAATGTTAAAACCACAGTATAATGTGATTGCA